AAAATCATTAGGCCAGTTCAGGACCACAGCTCCCGCTATTCAGCGGTTTCGATGCAGAACCGGTCAACCGGTACAACATCGCCCCGACGACTCGCGTACAAATCCTGCACACCAGCGAAGCCGGCCTTTACATCACCCCTATCAAGTGGGGCTGGTCACCATTTTGGGCGAAGGGAAAACGCCCCGCCCCCATCAATGCGAGGGTTGAAACTGTCACGACGGGGAAGTTCTTCAAAGCGCTCTGGCCGAATGGGCGTGCTCTGGTTCCAAGCGAGGGCTGGTTTGAGTGGGTCAAAGACCCCAATGACCCGAAGAAAAAACAGCCCTATTTCATTCGCCTGAAAACCCAGAAGCCTATGTTCTTCGGCGCCCTTGCACAAGCTCAACCTGGGCTTGAGGACCAAGAAGGGGATGGTTTTGTCATCATTACGGCTGCCAGCGATGAGGGGATGTTGGACATCCATGATCGAAAGCCCTTAGTACTCACGCCGGACCTGGCTCGCGAATGGTTGAATTCCGAGTTAGACCAAGGGAGGGCGGAGAAAATTGCGACAGATCACTGCCGCCCCGTTGAGGATTTCGAATGGTTCCCAGTGAATAAAGCGGTGGGGAATATTAGGAGTCAAGGGCCAGATCTGATAGAGCCCCTGATTTCTATAACACTGGAATGGTAAACGGACACTGCGGAAACTAGCGAGCTTTCAACCTTTCAAATTAAGCGTCTTATTAAGCTGGCGATCGACCTTACTAACGATTTCCGAGATTCCGCAAGCGTCCTTTAGGGCTGCAACTAAAGGAGCCCTTGCCCTTATGTCCAACTTACTTAATGACCCATACATATAATCATTAGTATGCACACTATCAAAATAAAAAATCAAGAAAAAGTATACGTCCTGAAATTCAAACTTACACCTAACAGCTTGAAATAAATCCCCAGAAAGAATCTCCTTAACAACAAAATACTCACGAAATGCCTCCAATACATTTTCCTCCGCTGCCCTCTTTGTAGCGCTGTATAGCGCGGCCTCATATTTGGATGGAAGGATTGAGCACTTTTCAGCAGCCGCCCCCAGACTAAGCCTTTGCATAACATATTGGAGGTCGTTAAAATGCATCGCCTGCCAACGTATCCTGAGTAATGCTTTATGCACTCCTTCGTCGACTGAGCCAAATAGAACATTGAAGTCCGAACCTAAATTTCCAAGCTTAATAATACAATACTTTACGTTCTCGAAATCAGTATCATCCCCCACCTTAACCTCTTTAGTTACTGATATCATATTAGCAATTACATCTAGACAACCTGAAACCAAAACTGCCTGACGCTCATTTTTTTTGTTTCTTTGGTATTGATGAAATCCGAGATAGAACGCCCCTGCCGTTGCAAACTGAGCAATAACATTTGCCACATCAACAAATTTCATTTCCCAAAATTTATCAGAAAACTCAACCCAAAGATAAAGAAGTTCGAAACACAACACTACAAAGAGCAGCAGCACCAGCCAAAAAAACATCCTATTCTTTCCGGCATTTGTTTTTTTCTTCTCGTAGATCATAAGACTGCCCTTCCCTTGCGACACAAATCCTGAAATTTAAATATACCAAGCTATGGCAACCCTTTTATACCTCAAACCTCGTATGCTTTGAACTTAATTACCTCTTCGCCGAGCCACTGGTTCAACTGAGTCATCCGGGTTTGAATCGGTTCCAGTTCGTTGGCAGAATAAATTTGAGCCGCTTCTCTAATTGATCCAAACCCACCCGCATTCTGCGGCACGATTCCCATCAACTGAGGCGGAATCCTCAGGCTAGCCAGCACATCGTCGCGGGTCTGATTTTTAATCGAGTTGAACTCATCCTTGGCTGCCACCTCGCTGACAGGGATCAACTGAATCCCGTCCTTCTTGCCCGTGGGCGAATAGACAAACAGATTCCGAAAATTTCCCGGTCCCTTCGACTCCTTCAGCGCCTTCCTCAACGCATCAATATCCGCCTCAGTCTGCGCCGCATCGGTCATGTACAGGATGAAACCCGCGTGACTGCCGTTCTCGTAATACTTACGCCGAAACAGCGTCGCCGACTCATTCAACAGCGCCGATTGCAACGCACTGATCCACTCCGGCAGCCCATAAATCTCCTGGTGCAAATCCGCTTCGCGCAGATGAAAAGTGCTCCCCGGCTCGAACGCGTGCTCATTCTTCCAGCCCTGCACCTGGTAGAACTGCCCCTCCGGCCCAACCCGCATGTACTTCGCCAGCGACGGCACCAGTTGCCGCGTGCTGCCCAGCACCGACCGACGCTTCTCCAGATACCCGTTGCCCAGGCAAAGAAAGTCCAGCGCGAACTGCTCAAAAGCCGCCCGAGACAGCATCGGATGCGGCACAAACGTCTTACTCAACAGGTTGCGCTTGAACATCAACCCCGAATGCAAATGCACACTCGCTCCCACCGACCGGGCCAGGCCGTTAAGCGACAGCGGCGGCTCATACCACCGCCCGTTAAACCAGCACTCCAGGTAGTCGAACACCTCCCTTCCACCCAGCACCGGCGTCGGCTCCCCGAAGCTAAACACCTGGGTCCCCGCACTGGCGGCGTCAATGGTGGCCGGCAAATGTGCCTGGCTGGCGAGTTGTTCGGTCATGTGAAAATCTCCATTCGCCCGGTATTGGCAGCGGTCTGCCCTTCGAGCGGTTCGTTCTGCAATGCGTGGAAGAGCGCCCAGGCCAGGTCGGCATGGCCGGTGTTGTCGTTGCGGCCGGCGGTGTAAGTGAACTGGCGACCGCCTGCGGTGATGGTTTTGCGAATCGCCATGAGCGACTGGGCCATGTCGGTCCACCCGGCGTCGAACTCCAGCCGGCCCTTGTGGATCACGTCGTAGGCCTTCAGCACCAGGCGGGTTTTCACCTCGGGCGAGTAGCTGAAGGTAGTCACGGCCGGGAAGAACTGGCGCACCAGCTGGGCTACGCCGCTGCCCAGTCCGGTGACGTCGATACCGATGTAGGTGACCCAGTAGCGGTCGCACACGCCCTTGATGGCGGCGGCCTGGGCGGCGAAGTCCATGCCGCGAAACTGGTGGCGCTCGAGCACGCGGAACTTGCCACCCGGCACCAGGGGCGGCGCGACCACCACCAGGCCGGAACAATCGCCCGTCTCGGCCGGGTCATAGCCGACCCACACCTGGCGGTCGCCGAACGGACGCATGGCGAAAGGTTTGTAGTCCTCGGCCCACTCCACCCAGCTATCGACCATGCAGGACTGCAACACCGACAGCGGGAAGATGCTCGCGCCGTCATCGACGAACTCGCACATCAGCAGGTTGGCGAAGGCCTCGGGGCTGTACTCCCGGCGAAGCTCTTCGATGTCGAACAGATCGCAGCCGCCTCGCTCGGCGTCGAGGATGGTGACGATCTGTCGCCACAGCCGGTCCTCACAGAATCGGCCTTGCTGGAGCGCGCCGTGGGTCACGTCCACTTTGGTGTGCTGCGCGGCGGGCTTACCCTTGTTGAAGCGCTCACCGGTCCAGAAGCTGTACGCCTCGTGGGCCATGCTCGACGGCGTCGAGAAGTAGGTTTTACGCCACTTCTTGTGCATCGCCATGCCCGAGGCGACCTTGTTCAACTCCTCGAACTTGAACGTCCAGAAGAATTCGTCGAAGTAGAAATTGCCGTGATAACCCTGGGCGGTGCGGGCGTTTGTCCCGAGGAAAAACAGCTCGGCGCCGTTGGGCAGCACAATCGGGTCGCCGGTCAGCTCGACGCCAATGACTTCCCGGGCGAAGGCCTGGATGTAACCCCGGAACAGGTAGGCCTGGTTCTTCGAAGCCGACAGAAAAATCTGGTTGCGACCGGTGTCCAGGGCGTCGATAAACGCCTCGCGGGCGAAGTAGTACGTGGCGCCGATCTGCCGACTCTTGAGGATGACCCGGGTGCGCTGGTTGCCGGCTCGGTACCAGTCTTTCTGGTAATCGAAACAGCCGTCGATGAACGCCTCACGCAGCAGCTCGATCTGGTCTTCGCTGATGTCGTTCTTAGGGGATTTTTTCTTCGGCCCCTCGTTACGCTTGGCGAGGTTCGGGTTGAGATCGGTTTCGGTACCACCGCCCCGGAAGCGCTGAATGCGGGCCTGCCGCTCAAGCTGGCGATGCAGGAGATCGATCTCTTTGAAATCGCCGCCAGTCTTGTTGTCCTTGAGGATCAACTGCACTAAGCGCGCCTCAAGGGCGCCGCCGATGCGCTCAACGTTGTCGGCCCGGTCCCACTTGTCGCGGGCCTTCCAGCTGTGTAGCGTTTTCTCCTTCTCGCCCGTCGCCTCGGCGATCTCACAGACGCGCCAGCCCATCCAGTACAGAAACTTGGATTGGCGTCGGGGATCGATGGGCAGCAGGCAGGTCGTCGTCATGGCCGAGATGCTGCCGCCCATGGCGACGACTCAATAGCGCTGCCCCTTGTACCCTCCCCGCCTACAGTCCCGCCTCGTTGCCGCCGCTCGCGCCCGTGACGACCATGCCCCTCATTGCAACGCACTGCTCAACCCAGCAGGCGTCCCACGCACTGAGGATTCCCGGCATGAAGAAGTTTCGCAGCAACTGGTTCCGCGTCGCCGTCGAGGGTGCTACTTCGGACAAGCGCACCATCAAACGCAGCTGGCTGGAACAGGCCGCCAAGAACTTCAACCCGTCCACCTACGGCGCCCGTATTTGGCTGGAGCATTTCCGCAGCCTGTTGCCCGATAGCCCGTTCAAGGCCTACGGCGATGTCCTGGCAGTGAAAACCGAAGAGGTGGACATCAACGGCCAGAAAAAACTGGCCCTGTTCGCTCAGGTTGAGCCTACCCCCGAGCTGATCGCCATGAACAAGGCGAAACAGAAGATCTATACCTCCATCGAAATCGACGACAGCTTTGCCGACACCGGCGAGGCCTACATCGTCGGCTTGGCGGTCACCGACTCGCCCGCCAGCCTGGGCACCGACGTCCTGGCGTTCTCTGCCCAGAAACCTGACGCCAGCCCCTTCAAGGATCGCCACTACTCGGCAACTTCGATGTTTACCGAGGCGGTGGAAACCGAGTTGAGGTTCGAGGAAATCGAAGAGAAGCCCAGCATCGGCGCCCAGTTGTTCAACAAGGTGCAAGCGCTGCTGACCGGCAAGCAGGCCAAGGACGACAACGAGTTCGCCCAGATCGGCGAAGCCGTCAAAGCCATCGCCGAACACGTCAAGGATCTACCCGACCAACTGGCCGCCGAAAAGCAATTCTCGGCGGGTCTGAAAACCCAGCTCGACCAGGTCAGCACGGAACTCACGGAGCTGAAAAACAAGCTCTCCACCACCCAGGACCACTACCAAAAGACGCGCCCTCCGGTTACCGGTGGCGACAAACAGGTCATGACCGACTGCTAACAGCCGGCCACCCACAGCCCCGAACAAACGAAGGACGACATTCATGCGCAACGATACTCGCGAACACTTCAACGCCTACCTGAGCCAGCTCGCCCGACTCAACGGTGTGTCTTCTACCACCGCGACCTTTTCCGTTGACCCTACGGTTCAGCAGACGCTGGAAACCCGGATGCAGGAATCCAGCGAGTTCTTGGGCAAGATCGGCATCATCGGCGTCGATGAACTCCAAGGTGAGAAAGTCGGCTTGGGTGTCAGCAGCACCATTGCCGGTCGTACCGACACCACCGGCAACGGCGTGCGCCAACCTCGCGACGTCTCCTCCCTGGACAAGAAAGGCTACGAGGCCAAGAAAACCGACTTCGACACCGCGATCCGCTACGCGCAGCTCGACGCCTGGGCGAAATTTCCAGACTTCCAGGCTCGCCTGCGCGACGCGATCCTCAAGCGCCAGGCGCTCGACCGCATCATGATCGGCTTCAACGGTGTCAGCGCAGCCGCTACGACCGACCGCCAGGTCAATGCTCTGTTGCAAGACGTCAATATCGGCTGGCTGGAACAGTACCGCCTCAACGCCCCTGCGCGTGTCCTCAAAGAGGGGAAAACTGCCGGCAAGATCATCATCGGCAGCGGTGCCACCGCCGACTACAACAACCTGGATGCATTGGTGTTCGACGCGGTCGCCAACCTCATCGACCCATGGCACCGCAAGGATCCGGGCATCGTCGTCATCCTGGGTAGCAACCTGGTGCACGACAAATATTTCCCGCTGATCAACAAGGAACAACCGGCCTCCGAAAAACTGGCAACCGACATGATTCTTTCGCAGAAGCGCATGGGCGGGAAGCAACCGGTTGAAGTGCCGTATGTGCCTGACGGCGCGGCGTTGGTCACCACCCTGGCGAACCTGGCTATCTACTGGCAGATCGGCGGTCGGCGCCGCTATGTCAAAGAAGCACCGGAAAAAAACCGCATCGAAAACTACGAGTCCAGCAACGACGCGTATGTCGTCGAGGATTACGGCCTCGGCTGCCTGATCGAAAACATCGAGCTTGAGGAGGCCTGATCCATGGCTAACAGCCTCGCCAAGCGCCACTACCAGCGCGTCACTGCCGCCATCGAGGCGGCAGCGACCGAACCCACCCAAACCATGGCCGGTGCCACGGCCTACGAGCACCAGCTCAACCAGCTGCTGCAAGACCGCCTGCGCCTGAAACAGGTCCAGTCCAACCAGGGCAAGGCCGAACTCAAGCGTCAGTTGCTGCCGAGCTATGAGTCCTACGTGCAAGGTGTGCTGGAAGGCGGCCAGGGCGCGCAGGACGAGGTTCTGACCACCGTCATGGTCTGGCGCTTCGATGCCGGCGACTTCACCGGTGGGCTCGACATCGCGACCTACGTGCTGGAACACAAGATGGTCATGCCTGACCGCTTCGCCCGCACCTTGGGCTGCCTGGTCGCCGAGGAAGTCGCGACGGCAGCGTTCAAGGCTCAGAAGATTGGCGAACCGTTCGACCTGGCAATCCTGCACCGCACCGCCGAGCTTACCGACGCCGAAGACATGCCCGACCAGGCCCGCGCCAAGCTGTTTCTCGCCATGGGCCGCGCCACGCTGGACGGCATCACCGAAGAGGCTCCAGGACAACCCGGCCAGCTCCAGGCCGGTGTGGATCTGCTGAGAAAAGCCATCGCCCTGCACGACGCCTGCGGTGGCAAGAAAGATCAGGAGAGAGCCGAACGCCTGCTCAACAAACTTGCCGGCCCTACCGGCTAACCGAGCGTCCCCACGCACCCCGCCGGCTCGGGGCGGATCGGCCAGGCCGCTCCTCCTGAACGTGAAGCCCCGACCACCGGCGACCTATTTTTGAGTGCTGTTCCATGAGCGGATTCGTAGCCAGCGGCCCCGTCGCCAGCGGCCATATCAACACCGACACCTTCTGGCCCTCGATTGATCTCGACGAGCTGCGAGCCACCCTGCGGATCGATGCCAGCGTCACCGCGCCACGTTTGGAAACCGCCGCCGTCGCCGCCGCCATCAGCGTCAATCGCGAGCTGAGCGGATGGCGCGCCATCCAACAAGCCGCAGGCCATGCCGAACTGGCAGACGTTCCCGGCGAAAAAATCAACGACGTATCTGTCCTGGTGCACCTCTACCGCCGCGCCATCGAAGCCGCCACCGGCGCCGAAGTGTGTGAGCGTTACCGCTCCTACGACAGCACCAACAGCGGCAACCAGAACGCCGAAGACCTCACGCCAAACATTGACGACTACCGCCGCGACTTGCGCTGGGCTGTGCGTGACTTCCTTGGCATCAACCGCACCACCGTGGAACTGATCTGATGCCCATCAACGTCCGCGCCTTTCAAAACGACACCGTTGATGCCCTGTGCTGGCGTCACTACGGCCGCACCGCTGGGGTGACCGAAGCGGTACTCGAAGCCAACCCCGGCCTGGCCGACTACGGGCCGATCCTGCCCCAAGGCCTGGCCGTGCAGATGCCCGAAGCCCAAACGGCCGCTCCACAGCGGCAGATGGTGAACCTATGGGACTGATCAACCTGCAACGAGCCCACGAACCCACCAACCCTGGATTACGGAATGAAGCGCATGCCTGAACGTCCCGACACCTGGGCCTGGCTCGCCGCCTGGCTCGAAGAGAACTGGCCAGCCCTGTACGCGGGGGTTCTCGCCCTGACTATCGCAGCCCTACGGATCATGTATGGCGGCGGCACCTTGCGGCGGATGGCAGTCGAGGCCCCCCTTTGCGGTGCCCTGGCACTGGCCGCCAGCCATGGCCTGGCGCTGCTCGGTATCCCCGCCTCAACCGCGCCGTTCTTCGGTGGGGTAATCGGTTTGCTTGGGGTCGAGGGGACTCGCGCCGCTGCCAAGAAGTTTTTCAATCGCAAGGTAGAACAGCTATGACGACGCTTCGCCACGGCGACCGCTCCCAGGCGGTGCGCATCCTGCAAAAAAACCTGAACGACCATGGCGCCGGGCTGGTGGTGGACGGCGACTACGGCGATTCCACCGAAGCCGCCGTGCGGGCGTATCAGTTGAAAGTCGGCTTGGTCACCGATGGAGTTGCCGGCGAAAAGACTAAGGCCATCCTGGCCGGCGGTGACTGTCAGCTCCTGTTGAAAAACGAAGACCTGGTGCAGGCCTCGCTGGTTCTCGACGTACCGCTGGCAAGCGTCTATGCCGTCAACGAGGTTGAATCGAAGGGCAAGGGCTTCTTGGCGAATGGCAAGCCGGTGATTCTGTTCGAGCGGCACATCATGTACCGCCAGCTCGCCACGCCGCGCCACGAAGGCGACAACCCCGACGAACTCAAGCGCCACGCCGACCAGCTGGCCGCCGCCAATCCGGCCATCGTCAATCCGAAGTCCGGCGGCTATGCCGGCGGCACTGCTGAGCATCAGCGCCTGAGCCATGCGCGCCTGATCGATGACACCGCCGCGCTGGAATCCGCCTCCTGGGGCGCGTTCCAGATCATGGGCTTTCACTGGCAGCGCCTGGGCTATGCCAGCGTGCAAGCGCTGGTTGAGGACATGAGTGCAGGCGAGTCTCAACAGTTCGCCGCCTTCGTGCGTTTCATCCAGACCGACCCGGTGCTGCACAAGGCCTTGAAAGGCCGTAAATGGGCCGAATTCGCCAAGCTCTACAACGGCCCGGATTACCAGCGGAACCTGTACGACATCAAGCTCCAGCGCGCCTATGAGCGGCACGCTGAGTGTGGCTGCGGCCAGGCGGTGACGGCATGATCGATCTGGAGGCGGTGCGCAAACTGGACGTCCAAGACGGCAACCTGTTGGTGGTGCCGGAAAATACCGAGCAAGCCGATATGGAGCTGCTGTGCGAAGCCCTGGCCTACATGACGCCCGGTTGCCGGGTCGTCATCGTGAGAGGCCCGGTGGAGCTGATGGACGTCGGCGACATGAACAAACTGGGCTGGTACCGCGCATGAGTACCCTGCGCCAGGCGCTGTACGGCATCGCCCTGCTGGGCGCCCTGGCACTGCTCATCTGGGGCCAGGAACAACGCATCACCGTGGCCGAGAAGAACACCGAACTGGCGGGGAAGGACATCAAAATCGCCCGCGATGAAGCTGACAGCCTGCGCGCCAATCTCAGCACCCTGCAAAACACCCTGAACGACGAGCGCATCGCCCAGGCTGCCCTGCGAACCCAGCAGGATCAGCTGCGCCAGGGCCTGGCAAAGCGCGAGCAAACTATCGAGGCGCTGAAACGTGAAAACGAAGACCTTCGCAACTGGGCTGACCAGCCTTTGCCTGAGCTTGCTCGCCGGCTGCGCGAGCGCCCCGCCCTCACCGGCGCCGACGCTTATCGTCAGTGGCTGTCCGGCCGTGGTGCCCTGCACCCTGCCGGCGACAAGCCCGCTCAATAACGGCGATCAGCTCACCGACCAGGACCGCGTCGAAGCCGCATGGGCTGAATGCGCGGGCCAGGTAGACATGGTGTTCAACCATCAACAGGCAGCCCCATGAACAAACCCGAAAGCCTGCGCGCCCATCTGCTGAGCACAGTGGCCGAACTCAAGCACAACCCCGACCGGCTGCTGATCTTCATCGACAACGGCAAAATCCGCTGCACCGCGGCTGCCTCATTGTCGTTCGAATACAGCTTTGATTTACAGGTCATCCTCACCGACTACGCCGGTCACCCCGACAGCGTCATGTTGCCGTTGCTGGGCTGGCTGAGCGTGAACCAGTCCGAGCTGCTTGAGAACTTGAACAAGTCCGCCGAGGGCATCCAGTTCGAGGCCGATATCCTAGACAACAGCAAGGTGGACCTGAGCCTGACACTGCCGCTAACCGAGCGGGTGGTTGTGGGGAAAGACGCCGATGGCAATACCACCATCCACCATCCTGGCGAGCCTAAGCAGGTGGCCGCATTCCTCGACCCGGCGTGGATACCTGGTGCCCAAGGCACCGGCAGCGAATGGGTCGTGCCGAAGTGACCAACCGATTGGAAACGCTAGAGGACTGGGCGGCAGACCTCTTGGGGCGACTCGAACCGGTATCGCGCAACAAACTGGCCCGCGGCATCGGCCAAGCCCTGCGGCGCAGTCAGCAACAGCGAATCGTCGCCCAACGCAACCCGGACGGGAGCAAGTACGCGCCACGAAAGCAGCGCAACTTGCGGGAAAAACAAGGAAGGGTGAAGCGAAAGGTGCAAATGTTTCAGAAGCTGCGCACGGTGAGCTTTTTGAAAGTCAAAGGCGACGGAAACAATATTAGCGTCGGGTTCACGGGACGGATTGCCCGAATCGCCAGGGTGCACCAGTACGGTTTGAAGGACAGGGCCGAACGCGGTGCACCGGATGTGCGGTACGAACAAAGAGAGATACTTGGCTTCATCGACGCGGATATAGATTTGATCCGCGACGGCCTCCTGGCACATTTCACAAGCAATTCATGACTTAGGAGTATCACGCTTAGCAATTGCTTCCCGGAGGTTCTCAGGCAAGGATTCATATATTTCTTTAATGTGCTTAGGTTCAGAAATTGTCTTATCAACAATTAAATTAAGAAGTTTGAATAGAGCTTCAGCAGTTGCACGATCATCCCGAATATCAATTTTCCCAGGATGGACAGCTGAGTTACCAATCACGCGCACGGCGTCAAGCGATTGCTGAACTCTTGCATCCAATCCAGCTGCAACCAGCGATTTAATATCTTCGTTAATATTTTCCCCAGGCTGCCCCAGTTCCTTGCAAAGTTTCTGAATGGCAAGCCTCAAAAGTGCCGCAGCACCACGAGGTGATTGATTTAGAATCGCTCCAGCCTCTTCATAATCACGCCTAATATCATCAGACATATCTGGATTAGCGGGAACAACATTACCAACGACAGGATAGATTAATTTATCATAGATCCAAATCGAAATATTGTGACAGTTAAAGCAGTCGCTAATATTGCAGTTCCTAATTTGGCGCCTCAAATATGCGCTATCATCCTTAATATCGATAAAAGGGGCGCCTTCAGCCATCCGCACACACCAATTAAGAAGTTTTTCTCGCTCAGCAGCATCCTTAATATCGCTAAGATCCAGCTCATCAAGAAAATCTTTATCAACAAGTCTAGGGCGCGGTTTATCTTCGGAATAACCTTCAATGAATACATTGGACCAAAACTGTTTTGCTAGTGCCCCGCAGTGCGGACAGTTGAATGCAGTTTCTTGTATAGATGGTGAGATATATTTCATTTACATTCCTTTGATTTCTGAACCGTTGAAAATGGTTAACCCGTCCGCCACAGCAGCACATTACTGGACTGTAACCAAGCTTGCTACAAGTTGACAAAGCTGCGCTTGCGCACGCGTGGCGCCACCATCGGCGCCATGAACGACTTAGCCACCCTCGCCCGCCTGATCGAAAACCTCATCCGCTTCGGCACTATCGCAGCCGTCCAGATGCAGCCCCCGCGTGTGCAGGTCAAAACCGGAACGCTGACCACCGCCTGGCTGCCGTGGATTGCCCTGCGGGCCGGCGCCGACCGAGAGTGGAACCCACCGACGGTCAACGAACAGGTTCTGCTGTTCAGCCCCTCGGGCCAGCTCGGCAACGGCGTTGTCTTGACCGGCCTGTTCAGCGACCAGATCCCCGCCAACGGCGACCGCGAAGGCTTGCACCGCTTCACCTACCGCGACGGCACGGTGATTGAATACGACAGCGTCGCGCACCACCTCAACGCCACGCTCATCGATGGCGGCACCACCAACCTGGTCAGCACTGGCGGTATCAACATCGTCGGCAACATCACGCACCAGGGCGATTACACCCAGACCGGCAACCAGAATGTCACCGGCACGGTTACCGTCTCGGTAGATGTGGTGGCCGCCGGCATTAGCCTGGTGAACCACCCGCATGGCGGCGTCATGCCTGGCAGCGGCAAAACGGGGAAACCGGAATGAACCGACACACCGGCGCCGCCATCAGCACCGTGGAAAGCATCGCCCAATCCATGAACGACATCCTCAGTACGCGCATTGGTACCCGGATCATGCGGCGCGAATACGGCAGCCTGTTGCCCGAGCTGGTGGACCACCCTTTCAACGACATCACCCGCTTGCAGGTGTACGCGGCCACTGTCATGGCGCTGATGCGCTGGGAACCGCGTATCAGCCTGAGCCGAGTGCAGTTTCAGGGCGCCACCTTACAAGGACAGTCCTCGTTGGACATTGAGGGCAGTATTGTCGATAGCAACGAGCCATTGAGCCTGAGCGTACCGCTACACCTCGGGGGTGGCGCATGAACTCATTTGTCGCGATTGACCTAGGCCAGCTCCCCGCCCCCGAGGTCGTTGAGCAGATTGATTACGAGCAGATCCTCGCCGAGCGCAAGACGCACGCAATTAGCCTGTGGCCCGTCGAGGAACAGGCCGAGATCGCCGCACGTCTCGAGCTGGAATCCGAGCCGCTGACCAAACTGCTCCAGGAAAACGCCTACCGCGAAACGGTATGGCGCCAGCGCGTCAATGAGGCGTCCGTCGCCAATATGCTGGCCCTGGCCAAGGGCAGCGATCTGGAAAATCTGGCCGGCAACTTCAACGTAAAGCGCCTGGTCATACAGCCCGCCAACCCCTCTGCCGTGCCGCCGGTTCCGCTGCTGATGGAAAGTGATGACAGCCTGCGCGAGCGCGCTCAAATGGCCTGGGAAGGCCTCAGCACCGCAGGCCCACGCAACAGCTACATCTTCCACGCGCGGTCTGCTGACGGCCAGGTTGCCGATGCGACCGCCGAGAGCCCCGAACCGGCGGAGGCGGTAGTAACCGTGCAATCAATCCTGGCTGACGGAACCGCCACGCCGGATCTGCTGGCTACTGTCATGGCCTACCTCAGCGACGATGACCGCCGTCCTGTGGGAGATCGGCTCACCGTGCAAAGCGCCGAGATCATCAATTACCAGGTCAAGGCCAAGCTGTTTCTCTCAACACCCGGCCCTGAAAGCGAGTTGATTCTCGCGGCGGCACATGCGCAATTGCGGGCCTTCGTGCACCAACGGCGCCGGCTGGGATTAGAAGTCTCGGAATCAATCATCCACGCGTCACTGCATGTTGAAGGTGTGCGCAAGGTCGTACTGGAAAACTGGGCGGACATCGTCGCCACGAAATACCAGGCCCCGTACTGCACGGCTATCGAATTGGCGCTGGGGATTGAGTGATGACCGATCAGCCCCTTCTCCCGAGCAATTCGACGCCATTGGAGCGCCAAGCCGCTCAGGCGTTGGCCCATATTCAGCGGGTGCCGATCCCGCTACGCACGCTGTACAACCCAGACCTGTGCCCGCTGGCCCTACTACCGTATCTGGCCTGGACGTTCTCGGTGGATCGCTGGGACAGTAAGTGGACCGAAGCAGCCAAGCGCGCCGCTATCCGCAGCGCCTACTACATCCATTCGCGCAAGGGCACTATCGGCTCACTGCGCCGAATCATTGAGCCGCTTGGGTACCTGATCGAAGTTATTGAGTGGTGGCAGACCGTTCCGCACGGCCCCCGCGCCACATTCGCGCTCAAGGTCGGCATCCTGGACGCCGGTATCACCGAAGAGATGTACCAGGAGCTGACCTGGCTGATCGACGATGCCAAGCCACTGACGCGTCACCTCACCGGCCTCGCTATCAGCCTGCAAACCACCGGCCTTGTTCATATCGGCGCCTGCATCACCGAAGGCGACGAGATAGATATTTACCCACCTACCCAACGAGACATCGAGGTCACGGGCCACATCCACCAGGGCGGCCGTGAACACCAGATCGACACCATGGACATCTACCCATGACAGACCACAACAGCCAATTCTTCGCCATCCTCACCGCCATCGGCAAAGCCAAGCAAGCCAACGCGGACGCCCTGGGCATTCCCTGGACGTTTTCGCAGATGGGCGTCGGCGATGCCAACGGCGCCGACCCGATCCCCGACGAGCAGCAAACGCAACTGATCAACGAGCGCCGCCGAGCCCCGTTGAACCAATTGAAAGTTGACCCCGCCAACCCGAACATCATCATTGCCGAGCAGGTCATCCCAGAGAATGTGGGCGGCTGGTGGATTCGAGAGGTCGGCCTGTATGACGCTGACGATGACCTGGTGGCGGTGGCCAATTGCGCGCCCAGCTTCAAGCCGCTGCTTAGCCAGGGCTCGGGCCGCACCCAAGTGGTACGGATGAACCTTATCGTCAGCAACACCGCCAACGTCACACTGAGGATTGATCCGTCCGTGGTGCTGGCCACCCGTGCTTATGTCGACAGCCTGACTGTTCGGGCCAGCCAGGCCGAGGCCGAAGCGGGAGAGGAAAGCAGCAAGATCATGACCCCGCTGCGGGTATTTCAAGCCATCGCCAAAGTGATAACGCAGGCAACTGAAACGGCATTCGGCTGGGCGAAAATTGCCACGCAGGAACAAGTCACCACCGGTACAGATGACGCGACCCTCCTCACGCCAAAGAAGCTGCGGAGCGCCCAGGCCTCTCAGCTCGAAGCGGAGACAGGTACCGTCGATACAAAACTCATGACGCCTTTACGGGTGTTCCAAGCCATTGCCAAAGTGGTAACGCAAGCGACAGAGACAGCGTTTGGCTGGGCAAAAATTGCCACCCAGGCGCAAGTTACGGCCGGTACGGATGACGCAGCCATCGTCACACCGAAGAAACTGCGGAACGCCCAAGCCACACAAGTCGAAGCCGAGGCAAGCAGTAACAATTCGAAAATCATGACGCCGCTAAGGACAATTCAAACGATCCGCGCAGCAGCCGCGACAGCGACAGAGGTGCTGCGGGGCGTGCTTCGCATTGGCACCCAGGCCGAGGTGAATGCCGGCACACTGGACAACGTCGCCGTCACCCCGGCAAAGCTGCGTGCGGGCATTGCCTATAGCCTTAGCGCCAACGGCTACATCGTCCTGCCTTGGTGGTTATTCCGCATCAGCCTCATGTGGGGCACAGCACAGACCAACGCTTCGGGAGTCGGGAGCACGACGTTCCCGGTCGCTTTCCCTACCGCCTGCTGGCACGTCTTGGGTACAGGGCGTGCTACGAACCCGTCCCTCATTGGGATCTTGGGCGGTGGTGGCGCGCCCACGCGAACGGGTTACACCTGGTACGCGTCAACCATCGCCGGTAGCGGCGGTGTACTCGGCATCGACTGGATCGCTATAGGACATTAAGGAACTTCACATGCATCGACTCTATAGTCCCTCCACGGGCACCACCTACCTGATCGGACTCCATACGGATATTCCCGAAGATGCCGTTTCGATCACCGAGGAACGTTTTTTAGAGGTCATCGCCAACCCTGAGCCAGGCAAGGTGCGTAGCCATGACGCCGAAGGTCTACCGATTCTGATCGATCCACCACCGCCAACACCCGAAGAGCTGGCCGCTCTTGAACGCCAATGGCGAGACGCTGAGATCCAAAGCGTGCGATGGCTGCGCGAGCGCCACCGTGATGAGATCGACTCTGCAAGGCCGACTTCCCTAACCACTGAACAGTCTGGGGAGCTTTTGGATTATGTCCAGGCCCTGCGCGACTGGCCGCTATCGCCCGACTTCCCTGATGCAGAGCATCGCCCCGTAGTACCGCCATGGGTGGCGGAACATGACCCCTCGCGACCGCGCCACCCCTTCCTGTAATGCCGTCCTCTACAAGCCCACGCGCTCGCCCAACCGGCGCGCGCGCGGCAGCCTGTGCACTGTCAATCCCATCACTGCGCAGGCAAACCCATGGCCGATTATCTTCACGGCGTGCGGGTCATCGAACTCAACGACGGCACCCGCCCCATTCGCACCATCCCCACCGCTGTTATCGGCATGGTCTGTACGGCCGATGACGCTGATGCCTCCGCTTTTCCATTCGACACACCGGTCCTGCTGACCAACGTACAAACCGCCATCGGTAAGGCCGGCACCAAGGGTACTCTGGCGACGAGCCTCCAGGCCATCGCCGACCAGACCAAGCCCTACACCATCGTCGTGCGGGTCAAGGAAGGCGAAACCGAGGCAGAAACCACCACTGCCCTGATCGGCACCACCACGACCGAGGGCAAGTACACCGGCATGAAAGCCCTGCTCGCCGCTAAGGCTCGCATTGGCATGGTGCCGCGCATCCTGGGTGTGCCAGGCCTCGATAGCCTGCCGGTGGCCACCGCCCTGGTCACCATTGCTCAGCAGTTGCGCGGCTTCGCCTATGTCAGTGCCTGGGACTGCAAAACCAAGGAAGAAGTGGTCGCCTACCGTGACAACTTCGGCGCCCGGGAAGCCATGGTCATCTGGCCTGAATTCCAGAACTGGAGCACCGTCACCAACACGACCGTCACCGCCTCGGCCGTGGCCCGAGCATTGGGCCTGCGCGCCAAGATTGATCAGGACGTGGGCTGGCACAAGACGCTGTCCAACGTCGCGGTCAACGGCGTCACCGGCATCAGCGCCGACGTGTTCTGGGATCTGCAAAACCCAGCCACGGACGCCAACTACCTCAACAGCAACGAGGTCACTACTCTCATCAACGAGGGCGGCTTCCGCTTCTGGGGAAGTCGTACCACCAGTGAAGACCCGTTGTTCGCATTCGAGAACTACACCCGCACCGCGCAGATCTTGGCCGACACCATGGCCGAGGCGCACATGTGGGCTGTGGACAAGCCGCTGCATGCCTCCCTGGTGCGCGACATCATCGAAGGGGTCAACGCCAAGTTTCGCGAAATGATCTCGGCGGGCTACCTGATCGGCGGCAAGTGCTGGTACCCAGACGACGCCAACGACAAGGACACCCTCAAGACCGGCAAGCTGTTCCTGGACTACGACTACACGCCGGTACCACCGCTGGAAGACCTCACGTTGCGACAGCGCATCACCGACCGCTACCTGATCGACTTCGCCAGCAAGATCAACAGCTAACCCGGGCCTCCCCGCAAGAGGAGCTGACCCTGTGCCTGAGCAACGGAGAACCCCGCCATGGCCATGCCCCGCAAACTCAAGAACCTCAACCTGTTCAACGACGCCAACAGCTACCTCGGTGTGGTCAAGACCGTCACCCTACCCACGCTCGGCCGCAAGATGGAAGGCTATCGCGGCGGCGGTATGAACGGCCCGGTCAAGGCCGACCTCGGTTTCTCGGACGATGGCATCCAGCTCGAATGGAAAACCGGTGGCCTGGATTTGATCGCCCTCAAACAGTTCGGCGCCGTCAACGCCTCGGGCATCGCGTTGCGCTTCACCGGCTCGTTTCAGCAAGACGACACCGAGGAAATCAGCGCCGTGGAGGTGGTGATGCGCGGTCGGCACGAGAGCATCGAAATGGGTGAGGCGCAGCCAGGCGAGGACACTGAGCACAGCATCACCACCACCTGTACCTATTACAAATTGATCGTCGATAACGAAGAAATCATCGAGATCGACCTGCTCAATTTCATCGAGAACGTGAACGGCGTGGACATGCTGGAAAAGCAGCGCCAAGCACTCGGCATCTGAATTTTCTCGCCCTGACCCAGGGCAGTTAACCCTGCAATCTGGAGCCACATATGAAACCTGAAGATACCCTCGAAGCCCTGCCGCCGGTTGACGACAACACCGTCACCCTGGACACCCCGATCACCCGTGGCAAAACCGTCATCGACAGCATCACCCTGCGCAAACCGCAATCAGGCGAGCTGCGCGGTGTGCAACTGGTTGAACTGTTGAATATGGACGTGGCCACCCTCATCAAAATCCTGCCGCGCATCAGCGCACCGGGCATCACCGCGCCCGAAGCCGCCAGCATGGACCCGGCCGACCTGCTCGCCTGTGGCAGCAAGATCTCCGGTTTTTTGTTGCAGAAGTCGGTGAAGACGGACGCGTCCCTCGTTGCGTAGAAGACGCCATGGCCGATCTGGCCGTGGTTTTCCATTGGGCACCGGCTGACATGGACCAGCTAGGCCTACAAGAGCTGATGCAGTGGCGCGAGCGCGCCCGGGTGCGGAGTTCCACCGATGGCGAATGACTTAAAACTGAGGGTGCTGCTCAACGCTATCGACAAGGCGAGTGGGCCCCTGAAGGCCATCAACAACGGCAGCATCGGGGCCGCCCGAGCGCTCAAGGATGCCCGTGACCGCCTCAAGGAGCTGAACACCCAACAGAAAGACATCAGCGCCTGGCGCACCCAACGCGCCGCCGCTGAGCAAACTGAAAAAGCCCTTGGCGCAGCCCGCGATAAAGTCCGGGCATTGTCTCAACAGTTCGCTGCCACTGGTAAGCCGACCAAGGCGATGACCAAGGACTTTCATGCGGCAATCAAGGCTGCCCATGCGCTCAAACAGCAACATATCGCCCAGCAGAGTCAGTTGCAGACCCTGCGAACACGACTGAACAGTGCCGCCATCAGCACACGCAACCTGGGCCAGGCTGAACGCGAGCTACGGACGAAAATAAGCTCCACCAACGGTGTGATTAGCCAACAGGAAAACCGACTGCGACGAGTGGCGATCCAGCAGAAACGCCTGGCAATGGCCAAGTCTCAATACGAGAAAGCCAAGGGTACGGTTGGCAACATGGCCCGCACGGGGGCCACAAGCCTGGCCGGCGGGAGCGGCATTGTGTACGCCGGCAGCAGAATGATGGAGCCGGGGTTGGAGTTCGACGCCAGCATGAGCAAGGTCCAAGCCCTCACCCGCCTTGATCATGACTCGTCACAACTAAAAGCACTGCGCGACCAGGCGCGTCAATTGGGGGCTAATACTCAATTCACGGCAGGACAATCCGCCGACGCCCAAGGCTACCTCGCTATGGCCGGCTTCGATCCGAAAGCCATCAAGGACGCCATGCCCGGCATGCTCGACCTGGCCAAAGCGGGCGGAGCCGAACTGGCCGAAACCGCTGATATCGCATCGAACATACTCACAGGGGTCAACCTCAAGGCCGCGGACATGGGCCGTGTAGGTGACATCCTGGTGGGCACCTTCACCCGCTCCAACACCAACCTGCAAATGCTCGGTGAAACCATGAAATATGTGGCACCGGTGGCCAGCAGCGTGGGTCAAGACATCGAGACCGTTGCCGCTATGGCCGGCAAACTGGGCGACGCCGGTATTCAAGGCAGCATGGGCGGTACCGCACTGCGCGCCATCCTCAACCGACTCAGCTCACCGCCCAAAGCCGCTGCGGAGGCCCTGGACCGACTCGGCATCAGTGCCATAGATGCCCAAGGCAACATGCGGCAGATGCCCGAGATCCTTACTGAGCTCTATAAAAAAACCAAACACATGGGCACCGCTGATCGCGCCGGGCTTCTCAAGCACATCGCTGGCGAAGAAGCCGTCAGTGCCCTGCAAGTGCTGGTCAAACAGGCCGGCACCGGGGAGCTGCAAACCTTTATTCAAACGCTACGCCAGGCTCAAGGCGAAGCCGGCAAAACCGCATCAGTGATGGCTGACAACCTGGCTGGCGACCTTAGCGCCTTGAACAGTGCCTGGGAGGATCTGGGCATCCAGATGCAGGAACAACAGAATGGCCCCCTGCGTGACCTGACGAAAACCCTCACGCAGGTAATCGGTGGCGTCAAAAACTGGATCGCGGAAAACCCGGAGCTGGCCGGGCAAATGGTAAAGATCGCCGCTGGCCTGGGTGCTCTGGTGGCCGTCATGGGTGCCCTGACCATCACTCTGGCGAGCATTTTCGGGCCCTTCATAGTGCTGCGACTGATACTGGCTCAAGTGGGCATTAAGCTGCCTGGCTTGATTGGTATGTTTTGGAATCTGGGTAAAACCGTACTGCCATTCGTGGGCAAAGCCATCCTCTGGCTGGGCCGCGCTTTGCTGATGAACCCCATCGGCCTGGCCATCACTGCCATCGCCGGTGCCGCCTATCTGGTCTACAGCAACTGGGATGCAGTGAAGACCTACTTCAGCAGCGCCTGGGACGAAATCAAATCTGGGTTCAGCGGGGGCGTCAAAGGCATCCTCATGGTACTCGCCAACTTCAGCCCTCTCGGTCTGGTCTACCAGGCCTTTGCCGGGGTCTTGAGTTACCTGGGGGTGGATATGCCCAGCCGCTTCACCGAGTTCGGCGGCATGATCATCACCGGTTTGATCAATGGGTTGAGCAACGGCCTGGGTCTGCTCAAGGATGTCATGGGCAACATCAGCGATTCGACCATCGGTTGGTTCAAGGAAAAGCTCGGAATCCATAGCCCCTCGCGAGTATTTGCCGAGCTGGGCGGCTTCACCATGGCGGGCCTTGCCCAGGGGCTGGTGAACGGCCAGGCCAAACCGTTAAGCGCCATGACTCGCCTCAGCCAACAACTCACAGCGGCCGGCCCCCAGGCACTGGGGGCAACGGCAGCGCCATGGGCGGCCACGTCGGTGCTAGCTGGTGGCGCTCCCAAATTCGTCTCTCTGTTGGTCGACAATCGCGCACCTATCAGCCCTGCCCCAGCGCCGATCTATGACAGCCATGACCACTACGAAATCAACATCCACCCCGCTCCTGGCATGGACGCGCAAGCGGTCGGCCGCGCCGTGCGTGCCGAGCTGGCCCGTATCGCCAGCGAAAAAGGCGCCCGGCAGCGCAGCAAACTGTCCGACCTGGAGTAATCCCTATGATGCTTGCCTTGGGCATGTTCGTGTTCAGCCTGTCCACTGCTGCCTACCAGGAGCTGCAACGCCAAACTGAATGGCGCCACGCGAGCAACAACCGTGTAGGCGCCGCGCCGGCTCGACAATTCATCGGGCGCGGCGACGACACCATCACTCTGCCCGGCATCATCCTGCCGGAACTGGCCGGCAGCGCCCTGAGCCTTGATGCCCTGCGCCTGATGGCCAACACCGGCAAAGCGTGGCCGATGGTCGAGGGCAGCGGCCAGATCTATGGCCTGTGGATTATCGAAAGCCTGAGCGAAACCAAAACGCTCTTCTTCCGTGACGGCACGCCACGGCGCATTGAGTTCACCCTCAGCCTCAAGCGCATCGATGACGACCGTATTGACCTACTCGGTGCAGCAACCCGCGTGGGCGCCAATATCATAAGGGCGCTGTTGTGATCAACGCGGAGCTGTCCCAGGTCACCGGCTACATCGAAGACCTGGTCGACGGCCATCAACGCAATGGCGCTTACCCTGTGCCGGCGTATCGCATCACTGTCGATGGCAAGGACATCGCTCAGTTGATCAGCCCGCGGCTGATGAACCTAGACCTGACCGACAATCGCGGCATCGAGGCCGACCAGCTCAGCATCACCCTCAGCGACCATGACGGATTGCTGGCCATCCCGCCCACGGGGGCGATCATTCGACTCTGGCTGGGCTGGAGTGACACCGGCCTGGTGGATAAGGGCACCTACACCGTCGATGAAACCGAACACAGCGGCGCACCGGATGTGCTGAGCATCCGCGCCCGTTCGGCGGATCTGCGCAAAGGCTTCAAAACCAAGCGCGAGCGCAGCTGGAGCAACACCACGCTCGGCACGGTGCTGAGCGACATCGCCTTGGGCAACGGCCTCACCGCGACCATTGCCGACGCCCTGGACGAGTCGCCCATCCTGCAGTTGGACCAGGCCAACGAATCTGACGCCAACCTGATCAGTCGTTTGGGAGAGGAATTTGACGCTGTGGTCACCGTCAAGGCAGGGTGCCTGCTGTGCCTGCCGGCCGGTGGGGGCAAGACAGCCACTGGCACCGAGCTGCCACATCTCACCCTCACTCGGGCCGATGGCGACCAACATCGCTACCTACAAGCCGATCGAGACAGCTACGACGGGGTGCGTGCGTATTTCTACGACGTGAACAGCGCGAAGAAACAGGAAGCTATCGCCGGCGGTGGTGAAAACCTGAAAGACCTGCGCCACACCTTCAGCGACCGCCAGTCAGCCCTGCGCGCTGCCCGGGCGGAATTCAACCGCCTGCAACGTGGCAGCGCGACGCTCAGCTACGCCCTTGCCCGGGGTCGGCCTGACCTGATTCCCGAACTGACTTACACGCTCCAGGGCGTGAAGCCTGAGATCGACGAGATCATCTGGTATGGCGGTAACGTGCTGCACAGCCTCAGTCCAGACGATGGATACACCGTCAGCCTCGAGCTGGAGAGCAAGCTGCCCGAGGATACGGTTGAGGATTTGGCGGAGGAAAACAGCGGGGATTATACAGGGTTCATCGCTTACTACCGCGACAAGAAAACCGGGAAGGAGAAGATTGTTACGACAGGGGATCAGAGCAAGCCGAGGAGGTTGCGCTGGTTGTACGCGAGTGAAAATAGCGCTAAACGGGCGGTTACGAGAGAGCACCAAAAAAAAATGAAAAATCCGACCGACTCGCCCACTCCCTGAGAAGAAGCTGATTTTTTCTCCCTTAGTCGACCTTTGTCTTAGCTACCCTTCTATCTTTTGGGTCAAAGCCAAGAATAACGCCGATGTGTTTTACCTTGAAAGGAGTTCCAGATCTGTCGTGCTTATGGACACTAAAAAATACGAAGTTTGGACGTTCATTACATACAGCGTCGGTATAATTTTCCAAAGGTTGTTTCGCCAGATAAGCCTTCCATGCGGCCATAACGCTCGCAGCATCATTATTTTTTATGTAAATCAACATACCACCGCAATCCTGATTAGCATCACCGGTGGAGTAACGGGTCGTTAGCTGTTGAAAGCCTTTGTAAAGATAATCATAATCCGAGTGAATTTTTGCCTCACCTATCCATAGAAAACCATCTTTTTTACCACGAACAACCAGATCGGAATGACCGCCGATTTTTTCATCATGGGTTGCTACATAGCCAAGCAAGCGTAGAGCGCGTTTTATTTCAATAGTCAGCCTGTCCTCACCATCTTTTTTAAGTAACTCTGGATTTTCCTGAAAACCACCGAGAACTGCGTCAAGGTCCTTATACAGCACATTGACAAAGTCTTCATACGTATTTGCCAAAAGTCGATCAAAAAACAATCCAACTCCTGGAATAATTGGTGCCATGATTCTTAGCTGGGCTATTGTCAAGCTATCGAGAGCAACCTCAGTCATTCTTGTTTGCCCTCCAGCACGGCACGACTCGGCACAAAATACGGGTAAATTTTGTTCTCGTAATCCGGGACCTCAACCCCATTTTCGGGATGCATTAGCTTATTTGTTCGCTGCGCCTCATCCAGATACTCAGGATCCAAGTCAAAAATTTCGTCTTCGATTATTAATTCAAACTTCATATCTAACAAAGGCACTGAAGCCCCTGCAAGATATTGCGTCATCTGAACCACAAGTACCAAATCATCAAGCCCAACTATTCCAGCCAACCTTGTAAAGGTTAAATGAGCTATATCATCATGAGAGTAGACATAATCAACAAGGCGCAAACAGGCCCCCTTCAAAGGTTCCGAAGGGTCATCATCTGTTATACGACTAATGATTACATCTTTTTTCATAATAAGCTCTTAAAGAACTTTATTTAGCACAAAATCATAATCTTCCTGAGAAGTGCAGTTTAGCACATGCAAAATATCTATCACCGGGTTTTTATCGCTCGCTATTGAAAAGTGTGCAGGGATAGAAACCTCAGGCTCTCCGTTCCCCGCAGGTGAAGGCCAGTGCTTTGATATTGAATACGCATTCAGATCAACTACAGCAACCGTGCCACCATGATGATATGGATCCAATCGTACGTCGCGACTCTTGTGCCTCATCTTTTCACGATATATGCCAGCTGCGTCCGTGACATGCCCTAGCTCTCCAACCACTCCGTCATTCGTATCATATAATTTCTTAATAGCGGGATAAAAATTTAACTTAGCACCGAGAATATCAAGCACACCAATACTCTTCGCAGCAAATTGAGAAACCAGCTGTTCAATTCTACGCAAACGACGTCCAATGTCGTCCGCATTGAACTTCCTCACTCCATCAAGCCTTATCTCTATCAAACCGTCATCAGGCAGAAGACTCACAACGTCGTACAACTGTATGGGCCTGCGGCGAACACCTATTAACTCATCAAAAACCCCAAAGTCCTTTTTTGCGTCATCATCTAATGAATCGCCAGGAAGCTCTTCTCGCTCAGTGATGTACTGCTTAGAACACATCATAAAATTGGAGCGATCTTTCTCATCCCATTGAGCGGCGCAAACGATATCTAAGGGAGCCTTTACAAGCTCATCAAGAACTAAAGGAAAGGGAAATGCCTTCGAATATACGTTACCCCCATCAATAAAATCCTTACTCATCGCATCAACTAATAGAGCAATAGTTTTAGAATCCACCTCGTAAAGCTTAACGACCTTATCACAATAGAGCGTCAACTCGTCATGTATTAAAATAAGTGAAGCAACACATGCGTCCTTTTTGTCTTTCTTCTTAAGCTCTGGGACAATTTTCGCAACAGTCTGTTGCCACCCAGTCGAAACAGGCAACTCATGATTTTTTAAAGCATTTCTAAAACTCTTAAATGATACATCTCGAACTTGAAGCGCATCAATATAGGACAATGGATTTATCATTAATGTCTCAATATATTTTAAGAGTTGAATGTAGAATTATTAGCATGACAGCCTGAATGCGACTGTAGGCCATGATTGTTTAGGAAGTGAGAACGCGCTATGCATGATAGGCTCAGCGGCCTACCTTTGGTTATAAAAAGCCCTCGGCATCGCTGGAAGGGGGTACTACTTTGCATGTCTCAAATCCCTCTGTTGACTAGCGCGGCACCACTGACTTTCGCCCCTGCCTAATGAACGGGCGAACACGTGGATCATCGGCGTCCTGCACTGACTGATCCGTTCTTAATGAGTACAGATTATGCTGGCCGTTTGGTATCGGCAAGGGCTTCAGTCAAATCCTTGAGGCGTTGCTCAATATCCATGAGACGTTTCTTTTCCTCCGCGACGCTTTGCACCTCTTGTTTGCCCGCCTCCCCCAATGAGCGAAACAGCTCAAGCAAGGCCTTTTCCTGAGGGTCGGCCAGCGATGCCAAGGGATTACTATCCGCAACATTGCGAAACATTACCCCCTCTCCTGCCAACAGCCAGTCCAGGGAAATTCCTACGGCATCGCTCACACTTACGCACAACGCATAAGGAATTGACTGACGGCTTCGCCAACTGCCCAGAGTCTGGCGGTTAACATGGAGCTTCCTGGCTAGCTCGCTATCGTTATCAACCGAGAAAACCGTCATCAAACGATCGAGTACGGCGTCGAGCGACGTTTTATTCATTTCGAGTCAATACCGCTTGATTTATTCAAATAGAGTAAATAGGCTTATGCGTAACGAGTACATCTTAACCAACTAGGAACACATCAACCATGAGCCAAGCTATGGAAAAGCGCCAGATCCAGGCCCGACTGATTGAGCACGGCAGCAATTTCCGCCAGTTCGCCATCAATCATGGCTACGAACCGCGCACGGTGACTCAGGTGGTTCAGCGCTGGGCTGGTCACGACAAGCTACCTCGGGGACGTTTGTCGTTCCGCATTTTGCGTGACCTCTCCAGGGCGATCGGCAAAGAAGTAGTGCCCGGCATTCTGGCGGACTCAAAGGAGCAGACAGCACTTAAGGCTGTATGAACTGACTGTAGGGGCGATGACGCCAGGGAGAAACCAGAAGATGAAACGCCCAGTTCTAACGACCAAGCGCCAGGTCATGAGCGCAGTCATTTGCGCCTACCCCGGCGGGCGCGAGTGCGCCGCTGCCCGGCTCGGTTATGAACTCAAGAAGTTTGACAACCATGTTTATGAGAACGCCGGCAGCCGCCCCTTGGGCGACGTGCAGATCCATCTGCTCGAGCAGGATGCAGGCACAACCCATCTACCTGAATACATCGCCGCAATGTACGGCGGTATGTTCGTGCCTCTGGCCAAGCCCGAAACCCTGGACAACATCGACCTGTACAGCCGGTCGGTACACACCGCTGCAAAACGTGGTTATGTCGATCAGATCATTGCGAAGGCGTTGGAAGACGGGGTGGTTGAACCAGGCGAGGCCGAGGCGATTCTCGGCGCTCACAATCGCTATATGGCTGCACGCCATTCCGAGGTGCTGGCCACCATCCAGCTGCACAGTAAGCCGGTAAACGGACGATGAGCATGCGCGAGTGCAATCAACCTTTACCTAGACGTGCCCTGATCTCTTTCAGGGCTGTTGCAACGTCATCCACCGCAAAGCGGATGTCCTCGGCTTTTATTAGGTGGGCAGCCACTTCTCCCATCGCGGTCAGTTGGGTGGTTTCCCGCCCACGCATGATTTCTATCAACGCTTCATGCCGCTCCTGTAAGCGCTGCATCAAACCCTCAACATCCTTTTTTGAGTGAGTCGCCATGGCCTTTATCTCCGAAGTAGAAAGATATCAATTGTTGGACCTGCTGGTTATCGCCCAGCAGCGGCTGGACACACTAAAAGAAATCGTAACCACAACCAACGATGAGCTTTCAGGCAGCGACATCAGAATCGGCATTGGCGATGCAATCACGCCGCTGAACATTGCCCATGAAGCTGCGCAAGCGCTGTAAAGGACCTGGCCATGAGCACCTACAAACTGGTCTGCCCTCACTGCCTCGGGCGCATGCGCATTCGTACCAGCGAGGGCACACACATCTTCCTGCGTGTGGCCTACCTGCAATGCACCAATGAGGCCTGCGGCTGGTCGGTGCGGGCTGAGTTCGAAATGACCCATGAAATGAGCCCCAGCGGCATGGCCAACCCCTCCGTCAAGCTGCCCATCGCCGACACCGCCCTACGCCGTGCTGCGATGAAGTCCGCCAACGATCAACCCGACCTGCTCGACCGAATGGAAATGGAGTGCACCCAATGAACCACGAACAACTTGAACACGACTACCGCAGCAGCATGCAACGGGCGGCGTTTGCCTACTTGCAACGGCACGAGGCGCAACACCTGGTGGACTCTGACCTGCTGTATGAGAACTGTGTCCGGCACCTGAGCACCGCGCTGGAAGTACCAGTATTCATGGCACAGAAACTGGTGCACAACGCCTGGACTGAATTGCAGGTCATCAACCAACGCAAGTGGATCGATGTGGACTGGGGCAGCAGCCCGGGCAGCACCGTCGTCTACTTGATCGATACCCGGGCGGATCTGCGCTACCCGGTTCCGGCGAGACTGCTACCGCAGACCCTGCTCTCCCAGCGCGATACAGCGCTGAAGCAACACCCTCTGTAATCCCCTTTTAAACAACCGTCCTGCCCTGCTTCTCGTGGGTTTGGGTGAGCTATGCCCGTAATTCGAGGTGGACTATGCAAATCGACGTCGCCATCACCGCAAAACTGCCCCGTGAAGAGGCCGAAGCGCTGCTCCAGACGCTACGGAATCAGTACGCCCAGCAGTTTAACGAGCATTGGTATGACGACCGTTTTCGCAGGATCCCCGAGGGTTTACGGCATGGCTCGTTGCTCGCAGCCTTCCCGGTGATGGCCGGGCTAAAACGCCTGATTGGCGCCCTGAAACACAGTCTCGGCGAAGTGAAGTAAGCCCCGATGAACAAGCGACTCAACATAACCCATGGCTCACAGGCTTTTGTACGCAAGCCCATGGAACAAAAGCTACGCGCTGATGTGCTCCAGCGCCTTGAGTCCGATTACGGCCTACAACACATGGCCGGCACGCATTACATGCGCAAGGGCACCTGCCCTAAGTGCAACCAGAAGCGCTTGTTTTCTCGTCATGATGAACCCTGGTTTATTCGCTGCGGCCGCGAGGAAAAGTGCCGGTACCAGGCCCCAGTCAAAGAGCTTTACCCCGACCTGTTTGACGATTGGAGCAAGCGAGCGCCATCCACCAACGATGAGCCAACCGCTACCGCAAAGGCGTACCTCACCTTTGCTCGCGGCTTTCGGCTTGAGTTGATTGAAGGCTGGTACACCCAGGAGAGTTACTTTGATCGCGACCTTAATATCGGTTCGGCCACGGTGCGATTCTCCCTTGAGCATGGCGGATATTGGGAACGCCTGATCGATCAGCCCTCACGCTTCGGCAAGAAGAAAGCCCGCTTCCAACCCAAGCAAAGCTACAGGGGTTACTGGTGGTGTCCCCCTTGTGTCGATGTTCTTCAGGTTGATGAACTGTGGATTGTCGAAGGCATTTTCGACGCCATCGCGCTGATTCATAACGGCATTTCCGCCGTTGCAGCATTGTCCTCCAACGCTTTTCCCGATGAGTCGTTAAGGGCCTTGATAGCGGACCGCGGCGGGAAACCGCCGAAGCTGGTCTGGGCCCTGGACAACGAACCTGGCGCGCACAAATACACCAGGTCATGGGTTAAACAGGCTCGCGAGCTGGGCTTCGTTTGCGAGGCTGCGCAGATCCCGCAGCCCGATGCTCGCAAAGTCGATTGGAATGACCTGCATCAGCGCTGGGCGTTCTTGGACGATGACGAGGCGCGAGACCAGCGAACCGACAAAGACCTCAAAGAAGCCAAGCACCAGGGCGCGCTGCTGATCGCCGAGAGCGCCACTGATAAAGCATTGCTCATGTACCAGTGGCGGGAACGAGAGGAGTTTCACTTCAGTTTCGACTCCCGCTTGTACTGGTGGAAGTTGGACATTTCCAAGTTCAACAGCGCCAAACAGGCGCTCGATGACAGCGACAAACAAGAAGACCAACTACTCAACGAAAAAGCCATTCGCGAAAAGGCGCTGCGCATGTCCGGTTGCGTGGTCGAAATCGCGAACTGCTACCCCAAGGCACTGTATTTCCAGCGCAACGAGATAACCGACGAGTCCTGGTACTTCTTCCGCGTCGATTTCCCACACGACGGTGGCTCAGTGAAAAACACTTTCACGGGCGGCCAGGTCGCGGCGGCCAGTGAGTTCAAGAAAAGGCTTCTTGGCATGGGCGCCGGGGCGGTGTTCACCGGCAGCGGACAGCAGCTGGACAAAATCATGAAAGACCAGCTGTTCGGCATTAAAACCGTCCAGACCATCGACTACGTTGGCTACAGCCGGGAGTACGGGTGCTATGTATTCAACGACGTGGCCGTTCGCGAAGGGCAACTGATCACCATCAACGAAGAAGAGTTTTTCGAAATGGGCAAGCTGAAACTCAAGAGCTTGCAGAAAGGAGTCAAGATCCAACTCACCAAGGACGCGAAGAACTATGACCCGCGCTGGCTGGATCTGCTCTGGCAATGCTTCGGTACGCAGGGAATCGTCGCCCTGACGTTTTGGTTCGGCTCGCTGTTTGCTGAGCAAATCCGTCATCGTTACCAGTCGTTCCCCTTCCTTGAGGCCACTGGTGAAGCCGGTGCCGGTAAGACGACCTTGCTGACGTTGCTATGGAAGATACTCGGCCGTGATGGGTATGAGGGCTTCGACCCATCCAAATCCACCAAGGCCGGGCGCAGCCGCTTGATGGGCCAGGTGTCTGGCATGCCTATCGTGTTGCTGGAATCCGACCGAAGTGGTGAAGACAAGGCGCACGCAAAAACTTTCGAATGGGACGAACTGAAGGATTACTACGGCGGCGGCACGCTGGCGACAAAAGGGGTCAAAACTGCCGGCAACGAAACGTATGAGCCTCCCTTTCGGGGAACGATCGCCATCAGCCAGAACGCGCCGGTGGTGGCCTCCGAAGCGATCATGACCCGGATCGTCAAATTGCACTTCGTGCGACCGAACGTAACCCCGGATAGCCGCGCTGCTGCGGATTTACTCAACGCACTAGAAGGCGCGACGCTAAGCAACTTCGTGCTGCAAGCCGTGCGCAAAGAAGCCGAGGTCATGGATCTGTTTGCACAGCGCCTGCCCGGTTACGAAGCGAAACTGCGCTGCCTGCACTCGCACTGCTTCGCTTGCGACACCCCTTTCAAAGACGAGCAAAGCGACTGCGTACATTGCGGCAACAAGCTGCGCGGCTACATCCGTGTCGAGCGGATCAACAAGAACCACGCCCAACTGCTCGCATTGCTCGACTGCCTGCGGATGGTGGTTTCGCTCACCGATGCGCAGATCAGCAACACCCGCACCCAGATTATTCGCATGGCGATAGAGCGCCAGGCCTCCATCAGTTCCGATCATCCGGTCGTGGCCGAATTTTGGGAGGTGTACGAGTACCTGGAAGGCCTCGACGCCGATGGGCCCGTGGTCAACCACAGCAAGAAAGACAACATCATCGCCATCAACCTCAACGACTTCGTGAAGTGCGCCGCAGAGCATCGCCAGAAAATTGCCGATGTCAGCGAGCTGCGCGAGCGGCTGAAGGACTCCCGCTCTCGAAAGCTGATCGACATCAACAAGGCGACGGATAGCGCGGTGCGGGCTCACCAGGCCAAGCACAGCAACGCGGTCATCACCAAGCAGCCCATTGTGAAGTGCTGGCACTTCCAGGCTTGACCAATCAACAGCAACACACACCAGGCGCGGCAACGCCTGCCACTCAAGGAGAAGCACCATGCACAACGAAAATCTCAAAGATGCTTTTGACGGGGGATGGACATGAGGTGGGCACCGAAACGCAACCGAGACGGGCAAATACAGCAGAACTGCTGGATCACTGATAGCGGCTACACGGTGGCCGAGTGCCGGTTGCCTGAAGCGCGGTACCCCATCACTCGCCCAGGCGGCGAACTGCCTTTCGCGTATGCGAAGGACCGGAGCGAAGTGATGGAGATGATCGAGCAAGACCTGGCCAGAACGGCCTGAAAGATGGTGTCGAGGAGAGGCAACTCCCCGACACCCACCACTACTAAGGAGCAGCACCATGCAAGCACAGAACCCAAGCAGCAGCGCCGCAGAGGCTAGCACGAACCCGCTGAAAGTCGGAGAGGCCAGCGTATGAGCGTTTTCCTTCTGCTCTACCTGTGTGCAGACGCAACACGAACGGATTGTCAGGTTTTACCCGCTCAACGCTGGGACGGGCCCGACGCCTATGAGCAATGCCTCGGTGCGGAGCCAGAGCTCACCTGGGCATTGAGCGCACCGAACCGGGAGCGACATCGGTTTGTTTGCAAGATCCAGGCTGACGGCGCACAACCGGCAGATCGTGCCGCCCGCCCGAGGTTCATTCATCAATCGTTTCGGATGTGAGAGACAGCATGAATACAGCCTTCATCCTCATGGCTCAGTACGACGGCCAGGCGATTATCTCGCTGGACCAGGTTTGCCGGGACTACTTCACGCACCTGACGCCGGACATGTTCCAGCGCAAGGTGATGAGCGGGCAGATCAAGATCCCGATCACCCGCCTGGAACGGAGCCAGAAGTCGGCCAAGGGCATCCATATCACCGACTTGGCCACGTACCTTGATCTACAGCGCGCCGCCGCGGTTAAGGAGCACTGCCAACTCAACGGGTTAAAACGCGCCTTTTAAGCCACTTCATTGATGCGGCGCCCAGTTGGACGGGCGCCTTCAATATGTCTTCGTGCCATTCCCATCCCAAGTAACGATCACCCTTGCCGCGCAGGTGGGTGTAACGCCTCAGCGAATTCCAGTCTCTGTGCCCAGAAACGCTTGCTACTCGTGGGATATCCCAGTCCATTTCAAACAGGCGACTGACACCTTCGTGCCGAAGGTCATGGAAGTGCAGATTCTGGATATTCAAGAACTTGCAGGCCTTCGCCCAGGACGTGGAAATTGATTCAGGGCTGTAGGGGAAAATATCTTCACCGGCACGGGGCATGGTCTGGAGGATTTGCCAGGCCTCCTCTGGCAGATAACACCAGACGTCGTTGCCGATCTTCTGGCCCGGGTTCTTCATGTCGCGTACGAGCACTCGCTGGCCAGGTTCATCGAGATCGTCCCAGCGAATGCGGGTGATTTCATCGAGCCGGCGCGTCGAGAACAGGGCAAAGCCCACCACTTTCATCATGTTGATGATGCTTCGACGCCGGGCCTGCATGTCCTGGTAATGTTTCATGAGCTTCCCGAGCTCGTCCAGCGTAGGGCGCCGGTCACGCTCGCGGCTTTTCAAGTTGTAGCCGAGCTTGCGCAGAACGCGTCGTGCGCCCCCCATGGCCAGAGGATCAACCTGATAACCCCAAGCGTCCTTGCCGATGGAAAGCACGGCGCCGAGATGGGCCAAGTCGTTGCCGGCAGTCTGCGGCTGGACGCCTCCTCCCTCGGGCCCCATCCTCCATAGTGCGTAATCGACCAGGCATTGCGTGTTGACTTGGGTATCTTCCAGCTTGCCCATGTACGTTTCGCCGATGGCCATAAGCGTTGCACGTTTGGTCTTGCCCAGCGGCCGGGCTTTCTCAACCTCGACCAGGTACTGATCGATCATGTCTTTGAGGGTGACGCCCTTGCGGCTGGCCCGCTCAATCGCACCAGGTTCATCCAGTTCGGATTCACGCTTACGTGTCCAGGCCTGCGCCGCCTGTTTTCGGGCGAAGGTCTGGCTCTCTTGATAGACTTGCACTCCGTCGCGCTTGATGCGGATCTGAGCCGTGTAGCTAACAGACCCATCCGCCAGTTTTCTTGCCCTGATAGTCGCCATGTCAAAAGTGGTACGTGTCAGTTTTGAAGTGGTACATCGTACCACCGAGCCCTCAAAAACGCCTGAAAACGCCCGAAACCACGCCCAGAACACGTTGAAGAAAATGCTAGATAAACAGAGCTTTAGCCCAGTAAATTCAAGGCCTACGCTGTCTCGGCGCTTTAGTGTTGCACCCATGATGGATTGGACGGCTTAATCGCCGTGCCTCCCGCCCCGCTTGCTTCGCTGCGCTTTGCACGTCCTTCATGTAGCAAATATTTAGCAAACAGCAGCTTGGTGTCTTTCAGCCGCATTGCGTGGGATGAGAATTACACCGCTATGCGAGGTAGGTCCTGCTTGATCGTTAGCGGTAATGAAATTGGGGTTTTGTGCTCAGCGCTACCTGATTTTTCTCGCCGAAACGCAACGACTGATACGGAAATTGATCCCAGAGCCCCACGTCAGTTACCGTAACGCATCAATTGAGGAGTCGCCCGTCTGGGCGAATGATCAGTGTCCGCTCTTGACAGCGAATGGCCATAGATAATCTGTCACTTCTGTTTGCCATGCCACCACCTGCGCTTCTTTGTTACTCCACTAAAATCCTCTTCCCACCCATTCATCCATTCTTCATAAGCGCTATCCGGAGGGATCAAATCCGCATTCTTTCCAATTGAGTTTACCCGACGAATTAGACGCTTTTCTCCAGACAATTCCTCATATCGGTCACGAACTGTAACCCCTTGTGATGTGAGGCAATGGGAGAGTTTCCACGCGAAGAAAATAATATCGTTGACGTAGTCCGCCATCCCCCGTACAGCCGAGCCGTACTCATTGTTTACAACCCCTCCGACGGGCAGCGCAAGATAGTAGTGCTCGGACGTGAAGCCCGCCGGCAAGCCACCGTCTCTAAACATCTCAAGGAGCCGGTTATACGCGTCAATCATGCCGTTAAGATTCCCGACGGCGTCCGCCAGGGCAATCATTGATTTCACCCCATTGGGCGAAATGCTCATGCCCTTAAGAACGAGGCCCTGTAGCTCCACAATCGGCGGCGCTATGGCTTGAAACTTCAAGTTATTGATACTCAACGTGAACGGCCCCGCTCGCCTTTCAGCTGCCTTGTACTGATCGAATCTTTCCAAATCCGATTCATACTTTTTTAGAAGTCCCATTACGTGCTGCTTTTTGAGAGCACCGGCCACATCTATTATCGATATACACAGCGTTATTGAGACATCGATACTGCGAAGCTCTGCCAATAGCTCGTCCCTCAGCTTTGAGTTCCTGGCGATGCGTCCGGCCATCCATGCACCAATGCCGGCACCGACCCCCGCGCTGATCAGAGCGCTACCCCATTCGCCAGCGTCAATGCTCGGGAGGCTGGCAGCCCAAGGAAACAGCGATGCCGTCGCCGTATAAACGCCGTGAATCGGCTCCCACAACTCCGACATTGCTAACCCTCACACTCGGCGCCCCGACCATCGAGGCAGATGTATCGGCATTTTAATGCATTCGTCGTCACTAGAGTGATCCGTCCCTGAGGGGATGGACTGGCCAGCCACCGGCTATAACCGGCAAGAGAACGCGTTCAATGCGTCTGCCACCCAATGGTGATTCAGCAGTCTGCTAAGATCGAGGCGTCTGCCTCATGCAAAGGATGCAGTAATGGGAAACTACACGAAGGGGCTCACAGAGCGCCGTCATCACACGCAGCTCAGGGAGGGGTTCTGCCTAATCTGCGGAACCTTCGGCCCTCTCAGTTGGGATCACGTTCCGCCCCAGGGCAGCATTACGCTCTCCAAAGTTGAGCAGGCTCATCTGACTGAGGTTATGGGAATCAACCCCGACCCTGTCATCGGTGTGAAGTCCTCTAACGGAAGTAAGTTCAGAACTATCTGCAAGCATTGCAATAGCTCACATCTAGGTACTAACGACCAAGAGGTGGCGAGGGTCTACAAAAGCTTATCAGAGAAGATCAAACATTATTTTTTGCGCTTAGACAGTCCCGTGAATCACGTGCATATCCCGTATGACGGTATGAGATTTTGCCGCGCAATGGTTGGACACGTACTATCAGCAACCACCGTAAAGGAATGTCTGCGAGAGCCTGTACCTGTTCCTTACTATGCTCCGTTACAAAAGTTTGTCATGGGCGACGATACCGCCACTGATGACACCCATGATTTCTTTACCTGGTTCTATCCACACCGCAGGCACATGAGCATAAAAATGTTTGCTTGCAGAAACCACGGACACGTTGCCACTTTAAGTCTCTTGTCATTTTTTCCGCTGGCGTTTTTGATCACCGAAAAAGGACAGGGAATTTATCCCTCTGGTGCAACCCTAGTGAAGCCCAATGATAAAACGCTTCACGTGAAGCTGGACTCAGGCCACCTGCCTTACGCTGCGTTTCCCAATGCTGGGCTGAAGGGAGATCAGATGATCCTATTAGATGGTAGCCAGTCGATTGTGAGCTACCCCATTTGAAGGGCTACGCTTCTACATCTGAGAGATTTTTTGCCGTCGCACCGCACAGCTCACCGCTACATAGTTAATAGAGATCCCCCTACGCTACAAGTAGTCACTTTGATCTATGCGATTAAAATTCAAACCAAACTCGTTACGACTTCGCCTTGCCTTGAAAACGTCTACATCCAACCCATGAAAACGGAGGGCACTTACAAGTTCCCCCACCAGTTCTGTACCTCCCCTCAAACCTACGTATATTGCCGCAACACTTCGGGCTGGATACGGATTTAAAACTATGCGGCGCCCCCATGGGTCATTTCCAACCTCGAAAGACCTAACCACGACATCGTCTAGAAAAAGTCTTTCTTCCTCCTCATAAGCCCAATCTATTGCTTTCTCTAAGGCTATGCGCTTTGTAATCTCATTCGAAGTTTCCCCGTTAATAACAGCTCCGTTAAAGCTACTCCGAAGGCGGCGATAACGAACGCTTAATGCAGGAGCAAAATAAGGGTCACTTCTTTTAAAACCGATACAAAATCCCTTATGCGATGCGGCATAATGGGACCACATCAGTAGGTTGGTGTGATTCCTTGAAAGAGATACAAATTTAATTTCGTCAGTACTCGCATCTTCATCCAAGGCGTACTCATGCTCTCCTATCATAAAGCTATGTTCAAATGGATCATTTAACGACAGCAACTGGGTAAACCTCATCGCCATATTTCGAACAACATCTACTCGCTCAGGCGGGAGATACTTATAAAGCATGCCTTTTACTCCTCACAAAAAGAACCGGCCCTCCTTAATAGAGCCGACCACATCTTCACACCTCCAAATACAAAATTACAATTTAGCTGCGTACCGCACATTGTTTATGAACGTAACATTGAGATATGCCGGCTCAAGCGAAACGTAAGTCCCGTTATTTTGTGCAAACTCTCTCAGATGACGATTACATCCGATATCCCAGCTCACAACCTCTATTTTCCACTTCTTTTTAACGGCGCGCTCTAACTGCTTTATAAAACCCTTTCCATCCATGAACCCGTTCCCATCGCCGGTTAGTAAAACTATCGTTCCCGGCTCATCTGCGTCTGTAATCCTCTCAAGCATCGCCAGGTGTATAGATTGATCTACCGCTATCTCTGAACCAGTCAGAGCACCTCGTTGCTGTGTTTCAACCTTCGCGCCCAACTTCTCAAATTTTCCCCATAGTTCGTCATTATTTGGAGGAAGAGAACCGCCCACGAACGCGTACTCCACATCTCGTCCTCCTACAACGTGGGAGAAAAGATTTGCAAAGTGGATGCGAAATGCACTTTCATTCCCCGGTTCTCGCTCCGCACATACGCGACGACCGACCAACCAGATGTTTGAGTTATCCCAGAAAACATTTATCGCCATGTGAGTTTCCTTTTCAGTAAATGGCGCAAGAGCGATAGCCCGGGCACGTGCCACCATTCTGATACTAGCAACATTTTCAGTTTTCAGCTCGCGTAGAGACGCAATCAATTGACAGCCCATAGCTGATCCAATCGCGTGGTGAAGCTTTGACTCATCATCTCTCTACGCATGCCCCAATCAGGGTTGACGGGCACGCTGGCTGATCGAAGTGTCCCCCTCCCCCATCGCCCATTGATCTGGTCCAACACTGACATTAGTTTCGTGGCGTCGGCTGGTTGGGAGGTGGCAAATAGGTCGTCGGTGTACTCCCCTTGCTGACAGAGGTTCATCAACAGCACCTCAGCCTTGCTGTACTTGAAGCCTGGCCGGAAGACCCGGTCAAGCGCGCCTACCGCAGCATTGGTCAGTAACCGCACATCGTCGGTGGGGTACGGCAGGTCAATCAACACGCCATTGGCATACTTCGCTTCCTCCGGATTGAACATGCCAGTGCGGATGCTGACGCGGATCTTCTTGCACAGCGACTTCTGCGCCCTGAGCTTTTCCGAGGCGCGCATCATGTAGGTGGCTACCGCTTCCTTGATCGGTGCCAGCTCCGTGAGCCGCTTACCAAACATCCGGCTACAGCAAATCTCCTGCTTCGGCGGATCAGGCTCATCCAGCTCCAGACATGGCGTGCCGGCCAGCTCGCGGGCTGTCTTCTCGATCACCACGCTGAATTTCTTCCGCAGCGTCCAAGGGTCGGCCTTCGCCAAATCCATTGCTGTCTTGATCCCTATGGCGTCCAGATGCAGTTTCATTTTCCGGCCGACCCCCCAAACCTCGGACACATCGGTATTGCGCAGCACCCAGTCGCGCTTGAACGGGTCACAGATGTCGACTACGCCGCCTGTTTGAACCTGCAGCCGCTTGGCCGTGTGGTTCGCCAACTTCGCCAGGGTCTTGGTGTGAGCGATCCCTACCCCGACCGGAATGCCAGTGCAGCGCAACACATGGCTGCGAATCTTGCGACCGAGGGCATCCCGGCCGTCGATGCCGGTCAGATCTGCGAAGGCTTCGTCGATGCTGTAGACCTCGACGGCAGGCACCATTGATTCAATGAGGGTCATCACGCGTTCGCTCATATCACCGTAGAGCGCGTAATTCGACGAGAACGGTACGATGCCGTGTTTCTGCAGCTTGTGCTTGATCTGGAAATACGGCTCGCCCATCTTCACGTAGGGCTTGGCGTCGTAACTGCGGGCGATCACACAGCCGTCGTTGTTGCTCAGTACCACGATGGGCACGCGGGCCAGATCCGGGCGGAACACTCTTTCGCAACTGGCGTAGAAGCTGTTGCAGTCGATCAGGGCGAAAACAGGTTGGGCTTTAGACATGGCTGCGCACGCTGCAGGTGATGACGCCCCAGATGACCAGCTCATCGCCCTCGAGCACGTACCTCGGTGGG